ATTTGGAAGGTGAAGTAGAGCATCGTGATCTATTAAATCCAGATGAAATAGATCATAACACACAGCTAACTGTCTGTAAATCAAGAGCAACTTCTGATTTATTAGTATTAGATTTATAATGGATTAATTGGTGAAAGATAAGTTTTTTATTGCTGCAAAAGCGGTATCTATGAATGGTAATGGTGTTGGCGCCGGCCGAAAAGCTTTTCGTCTTGGGGCTGTACTGGTTAATAAAAACTCTATAATGAGTGTAGGTAATAATAGTTACAAGACTCATCCACTATTAAAAGATAGGACAGAGTGGCCATTCCTTCATGCAGAACAACATGCTATTATTAAAAGGGGATTAGATAACTGTGATGGCTTAGATTTATATGTTGTTCGTGTTTTGAAAAATCTTAATTATGCTATTAGTTATCCTTGTGATGTATGCAAGCAACTAATTAAAGATGTTGGTATTCGTAACGTATATTATATTGATAAAAAAGGTGAATTTGCAAAATGGAACCCATTGACGTATACTTAATGTATTGTGCAATGAAAGCACATTTTAGTAAAAACAATTACGACTTTCACAAATACGACGGTAAAACCAAAGTGTCTAGAGATTCCTTTTGGAAAAGAAGTGACAAATATTTTTTTGTGAAGCTTGCAAAAAAACATGATGATCGTAATTCTATACAAGACTATCTTGTTTCAAATTTTATAAGAGATCGTAGAGGGTATATTGCAAATTTTAATGATGAAAATTATAAGGTCTGGAAGGATAGAAAAACAGGCTTCTATAATAGTTTCTTCGATGAACTTAGGCCCCTTGTGAAAGATTTTGAGCCCCTATTCCAAACCAAAAATAACAACCACCCAAAACTTTTAAAAGAATTTCTTGGTGACCGTGTTTCATTAGAGACACTAATCATACTTGATGGTCTTGTAGATTTCAGTAAAAGGTGGGACAGAGAATTGAAGGAAGATATAGTGTGGCCTGATTTGAAAAAATTGATGAAAAATTACAAAGGGTTCTTGACAATTGATAAGAATAGGTGTAGAATAAAACTATTAGAACTTATAGAGGAATTTAAATAATGGCTACCGATATTACTGTACATCTAGACGGCAATCCTTCCATTCGTGAAGAAGGATTTTTTGAAGCTAAGGCTTTTGAATTAACTGGAAGGATTGCAGTTCTTGAATATGACAATGCTGAATTGGTTAAATCCAATGAGGGATTAAAAGAACGAGTTGAGAAACTTGCGTCCAGACAACCACAATGGCCAAAAGGATATCGGCCTAATAGAAATAATCGTTTTCATAAAACATCCAATACGAGGTTTTAAATAATGACAGATAATAACTATGTGACTTTGATAGACCATATGGGAGATGATCTAAGTGTGGTTAATGCAGCTAGAGTTTCCTTTGGTAAACGAATTGAGTTGGGTGTATCACAATAAGATGATGTTGAATATAAAGGATGTTTTACTCAAATTCCTATTTTAGAAGATGGGGATGTTAAACTTATCAAATATCTTGCAAAACATAATCATTGGAGTCCATTCGGTCATGCCTCCATGCAATTTCATATTAAAGCGCCAGTGTTTGTTGCAAGGCAATTAATTAAGCATCAAGTTGGATTAGTGTGGAATGAAGTATCGCGGCGGTATGTCAGTGATGAACCAGAGTTCTATACGCCAGAAGTTTGGCGAGCATCAGCAGAAAATAAAAAACAAGGGTCTTCTGATGAAGAAATTGATATAAATCCTGCTATTGGAAATGGGCCTCAAATGGTTGATGATTATCAACAAGTGTTGAAAAGTGCAAAATGGACATATGAGCATCTTTTACGTTTAGGCGTATGTCCAGAACAAGCAAGAATGGTTTTGCCCCAATCCATGATGACAGAATGGTATTGGAGTGGTACACTTTATGCATTTGCTAGTATTTGTAATCTACGATGTAAACCAGAAGTACAACTTGAAACTCAAATGATTGCAAATCAAATTGATGAGCAAGCAAAGAAAATGTTTCCGGTATCATGGGAGGCGTTACGAAATGAGTAATGAACGAAATCAAACAACTATAGAAAAAATTATTATGTTAATGGAAGAAATTGCTGTTCTAGAAAGTCGATTTGAAGATCATGATACTGGAAATTTGAGGACGGCGGTGAGCGTATTGAAAAAAAGAGTAATTGAATTAAAAGGTAAAATTCATGGTTAAAACATATATGTTGTTGTTGGCATTTACTATTACATCACCGGCCGGAGAAGTAAGAGATGAAAAAATCCATGTATTGTCAAGACATTTTGATACGAAAATAGAATGTACGGAGTTTGTTACGGATTGGAAAGAAACCATTAAAGATAGAGGGCTCTCATCTGTACAAAGTATGCTTGCAAAAGGATGGACGGTATCTTTAGATAGGGTTGGTTGTACTCAAGCTCCATCTCAACGAGTGAAAGACCCCATTCCGTCCGATGTTAATTACGGCCTTCCTCGCCCTTCGGTGTGTAATCGTGAGTAGAAATATTGTTTGAATCTGTTGTTTCATTAAATGATAATTATTTTGCGCCGATGATTTCCTCTTTTACAAACACTGCTCTAGTAATAGGTAATGGTGAATCTAGATCATGGTTCAAACCATGCCATCAAACTATTATGGCTGGAGTGCAAACATGGGGATGTAACGCAATTTATCGTGACGGTAAAGTGGATAATCTAGTTGCAACCGATGCTGCCATGCAGCAAGAGATATATAAATCAGGATATGTTACGGACAATACTTGTTTTTTTATGGATTGGAACTTATTGCCGGGGGATGTTGGAGAAACATTCTTAATAGGATACGACATTCCAGAAGCACTTATACACAAGAATGAAAGAACCATAAAACCTTATGTTGTAAGTGATCAAGGTAAAACAAAATATTCTGTTAAGATTAAACAGAGCTGCGTTATAAAAGGTAAAGACCCTATAACTATACAAGAGACAGTTGAAAATGCAATTAAAACGAACCCTAATTTAGATGTACCTGATTTTATTCAAAAAATGGAAAAGGATGTTGGTGTTTGGATTACGTGGGTTGACGAAAAGGATAGCGTTATAAATTTTGATTTTCCGAAAGGATGGTCTACTGGATGTGCTGCATTACATCTTGCTTGTCAGAATGAAGCAAAAGAAGTATATATGTTGGGCTTTGATTTAAGTGAATATAATGAACCTTTAAATAACGTCTATAAAGGAACGGATAATTATCTTCCAGCTAGTTCTAAAGGACTAAACCCTGTAAATTGGGTTAACCAAATGCAGACTACCTTTGTGGAATTTGAAGATGTTACTTTTTATTGGGTAGATACGCAATTAACAGAATATTTTAATTATCCCAACTTAAGGTACTTGACAAAAACAGAACTTTGTGATATACTACAGATAATATAAATTTTAACATACGTTTTAACATACGATTACATACGATTACATAAGGAGATATACATATGTCGTTAAATACACTTAAAAAACAAAGCTCACTGGATGATTTGCTTGGTGCAGCTGAAAAAGAAAACACTTCCCCAGATAAGAAATCATACACTGATGAACGTCTGTGGAAACCGGAACTGGATAAAACAGGAAATGGTTATGCAGTCATTCGGTTTTTACCAGCAGTCAAGGGAGAAGATTTACCTTGGGCAAAGCTTTGGAATCACGCATTTCAAGGTCCGACTGGCCAATGGTATATTGAGAATTCTCTCACCACACTTGGACAGAAAGACCCTGTATCAGAGATGAACAGTGCATACTGGAACTCTGGTATGGAGTCTGACAAGGAAATTGCTCGCCGTCAGAAGCGTAAATTGCAATATCGTTCCAACATTTATGTTGTTACTGATTCTAAACATCCAGAAAATGAAGGAAAAGTTTTCCTGTTCCGTTATGGTAAGAAAATCTTTGACAAAATTATGGAAGCAATGCAACCTAATTTTGCTGATGAAGTTGCAATCAACCCATTTGATTTTTGGGAAGGTGCAAATTTCAAGCTGAAGATTCGTAAGGTAGATGGCTATTGGAACTATGATAAGTCAGAGTTCGAAGCACCATCTGCTTTGTATGATGA